CTGGTGCAGGGTGGGTGGATGACTTATAAGCTGGCCAAGAAGTAGTGCTCTATGCGGTCTGACCAACCGCGAGCCACTCACCCTTCTTGTAACCGCTCATCAAGACGAAGCGATTGTTGTCGTCGTCCTCGGGACGCACAACGTCGTACTTGTCGAGCAGTTCGGCCAGACTTAAGTCTGCATCATAGACGCGTCGCGATATAGGATACTTTTCTCGCAACCGTTTCCACTCTTTAGCCAACTTCCAGTAGTACTTGTTCTCGCCAGGCTCCTTCTCACTCAACAGGGAGGAGAGGTCCTTTGCGGAGAACAGTTCGGCCACAGCCAGCTTCGCAGTAATTTGCGGAACGCTGACGAGGCCATCTGGGACACTGTCGTCGTAAAGTTCCTTAGTATACTCCTTGCCGAGCAAGTCGGCGAGGGCAGCACAAGGGCGCTCCACGGGATAGTAGAAGTCGGTCGGCTGATGCCGGGCCAGTGACTTCTTGGCCAGCTTATAAGTCATCCACCCACCCTGCACCAGGGGGGGACGACGAATATGCTGCGTAAGTGGGATGTAGATGTAGTCGTGCTTCTGACAAATGTAATCAGGACCGACTTCTGGTAAGCCAATCCCCCCCAGTCTCTCGGGAAGAAACCAGGGTACACCTAAACTCTTGAGGAAAGCCTCGTTGTTGTGGATGTATTGACTGAGTACCGCGTGACGAATGGACTCGGGGCAGTCGTTGATGAGGGTAGTGCACTTTTGACCGTGGGTTTCCACTAGGTCGCCTGCGCGCTTCATTCCCTCAGACCGCTTCAATCCATTGAGGATGCCCATGTTGACATAGGGCGTCTTCACAAAACCGTTGATTGTGCTCGGACTCGTGTGAGTCTGCAATCTCGCTCGAACTCGCTGCATAGGCAGGAGAGATCTCTTCCAGACGAATTCCCTGGAGTTGATATTGAGCATGATTGGATCATCATACACCTTGCCCGGAGACGCGGAAAAACCGCAGACTCGGGCCACCTGCTCCCAAAGGAGCCGGTAACCGGTGGATGATCGCACGACGGCATCGTCGCCATTGACGAGTGCGCGCATCCTACGTAGTGACACTCTACGGCCGCTAAGGGCTTCCTGAGTGCAACGTAAAATCGCCGCGTTGACAATACAGAGGATGGGAAAGCTAAGAACGCTCCCCATCAACT